AAAAGAATGACCTGAGAATCCTGGATTCTGGCTAAGGTCGACATTGAGAATCCAATCCTTTGAAGGACTCTCTGTTCCACGGCGTCTATGTGAGAAGGGAGTATTTTATTGCTCCACAGTCGGTGCTATTTCTGCACAGATTCGAAGTACTTGAGGGTGTCGAGATGCGCTTCAGATTCGTGATGCATTCTGTACTTTGCAAGCCTAATGTGCAAATAGTCCAGAAGAGCGGGGATGGGCATTTCAACCTTGGCGCACTCCAACATGGCTTCTGCATGTAAGTGGGCTGATCGCCTGAGGATCACGTTCCTACCGTTGTAGAAATGCTTGGTTTCTATGAACTTCACTGGGTCTCAAAGGAGGTAGAAGCCCTCGAACCCCTTTCCGCCTTCAGCATGAATTGCAAACTTGGAACAGAAATCAATATTCCACCACTCTCGTATGAAGTATGTGGAGATAACCTGGCCCAGACCGTGAGTCTTCGGCAACTTATCAGGGCTGGCCACGAAAGTCTCGAATGCTGCTTGAAGAGAGATAGCATCATTCTTGTTGACAAACGCCACGCAGTCGTCACCTGCCACCATGCACACCATCTTAATCCCTGACATGAATGCGGCGAATTTCGTGTACATGATCGTTCGTAGGGTGTTTCCTAGGGTCGTGAGTGTGGGGTGTCCGGAGAAAGTGGTGCCCTGCATCTTGAAATGGGCTACCTCCTCGTTGGTGCCTCCATGCTTGGCATAGAGTTGGAGAGACGTCTTTGCTCGACACACAACTCCTGGGGTTGGCACGAATACGTCCATGCTGAGATCGCACATGGCTTCAATGATGCAGGAGTGCAGAGCTGTGTAGTTGATATCCCATTCGAGTTCGTCGTTACACCTCTTGAGAATCTCTAAGAGGCGAGGAGAATATCATTGTGCGAACTGCACATCCACGCACTACTAAACAGAATAGTGCTGGTTCGAGTCAAAAGCAGAACCATCCATTGACACGCTTCTGATGTCGTCCAAATTCAGACCTCCCAAGATCAATTCGACTCTTTCTTTCAAGCCTGTCGAGTTCAGGCCATGGATAAATGCTGGTTCCACTACTAGGCCGTTCTTGCCGATGCTCTTTAGATCATCGAATATGTACTTCTGTACATATACTAAGATCCCACACGCATTTTCAGAAGGATTGAAAATGCAGCGAGGTCTTTCGCTATTCAGGCTGGGGTCCTACTCCCCGCGTTGATAGACCTCGCCTTTCTTGGCCATCACAGTGAAAACCGGTCGAAAATTCGAGCTCTTCGGCTTTTTGAGCTGGCGTTCGATATTCTTCAAATATCAATTCTTTTTATTCGGCTCCCAACCAGTCTTAGACTTAATGAAGTCATGCACAGAGACGATGTTGATCTCTTCTACCGGACGCATGTTGCTGATCCAGGCATTGATCACTCCAAGAGAAAACATTTTGAAATCGTGTACGATTTTGGGATCCGGAAGGATACGATTGGAGTTATGCCTATGCATGAATGCATAGTAGAGATTGTCGACGCTCTTAGAGTCGAACTCATATTCCTGGATGAGCTGGCCCTTCTTGTAGACACTGTATCCGGTCTTGATCATAGACTCCTTTCTTGGTGTGCCGTAAGTTGGGTCTAGTTGTCTGAGGGAGAGAGAAAGGTTTAGCTGCTTCAATGCAGCATTGTTGTGGGGCGCACAGAGCATAAGCTGTGGAGCTTCTACCTACAAGACTACGGGAGATCTTTTCTCGAAGAAGTAGTCTAATTGTACTTCGGGTGAGGGCACGAATTTGTCCTTGGGCGGCAGTGCGCAATGTTTCTGAGCAGGGAAGAAGTATGTTTCTTCTGGGAAAGTCTGGATGTCGAAGACTTTGTCTCTGGATCCTAAATAGTAATGGTGATTGTACAAACCACCGAAACATGCGCTCTCATATCTAAAGAAGGATTTGATCCAATTGAGCGCTAGACCCCACAAAGAAGGAATGGACTCCTGCGTATGTCTCCAATCTATCATGTGAATGTAGACGGAGTTTCGAGTGTAGGCTTTATAAATGAGGGAGGCTATACAAGGGATAAGAGTGATCCAGAACTGGGGGATCAAGACTGAAATGACTGTGAGAAGAGATAGAAGGACCAAGACCCAAGCGACTTGATGAGAGGAGAGTCTTTGAACTACTCTGACGGTATAGGAAGGGCATTTCTGTGCTCTCAGGAGCGCGATGTCTGTGAATGCCTGCTCGGTGTCCTTGACTATTAAGTCGAATGAAGGAGAAGTCTGGGGCTTAGACACGTACTCCAATATGGAAGCTTGGAATCGGTCGGACGGGTATTTGTCCTTGGGGTATAGAGCTGAAAAGTAGTTGCTCTAAGGGTGGCCCACTTTTTGGACGATCTCGGGAGCGAGTCTGAAGTTTGAGTTGTAGGATCTCCCCGACCAGCTAAAGAATCAGATCCAACCGTAATCCACCAATAGTTCAGTCTGCAAAGGTTGGATGTTCTAGTGGTTGTAGGGGAATCCCGATCCATTGGTGAGCATGGTGATCTGAGATCTATTCTAACTGTCAGAATAGACTTGATAGCTGCCTTCGCTGCATGGGAGGTGATATGTGCCGGGGGTGTTCTCGAACCAGAGGCCGGAAACGTAAAAGGTCCCTTCCAGGGAAACTTCTTTAATGTAATAATGAACGTCGTTCATCATCACCTTGAGCTGATGTGCTTGCAAGAACGGGATGTTGATGGCTTCGTGGAACTCCTTTTCGGTTCCTTCGAAGACGATGGGAATGATTCGGCAGTTTTCATCGAACACGGGGATGGCATTCTCTCAGAAATACCTGGCATCATAATCGCCCAAATTAGGTCTGACGCAGAAGAGAAGAGTGTACTGGGGAAGGGAGTTGAGGATTTGATGAAAAATTTGCGTCAATTCCAAGTCTATTGAGTCCTTGTCCAAGTGGAATGACATACCGTCCTGCAAGAAATGCGTGGGATCGTGAGGATTGAAGTGATATACATCCTATGGGTCTAAGTATGCTGCTTGCTTCATGATCTTGGACACCATTTTGTACTTGGATCCCAAGTCGACCACGACTTCCCCTCTTCTGAGATTTGAAAGGCATGCATTGAGATTTCTGACGTAGAGCTTGTCTATCAATGCCCTGCAATTGGGGTGTCCTCCGTGCGACATTTGCAGGTTGTCATCTACTTCCGATTTGGAGAAAGGTATACCTGATCTCTGGGCATGATTGACGAAGGCATGGTTCAGTCTGAAAGTTGACATTGCCACAACTTGACCAATAGAGCCTGGGGCTGCTCTATTAACGAAAATCTTCGACTTGTCTTTGCAGAGGAGCAAGTCGTCTTCGGTGGGGATGATCTTCTTGAAATAAGAAGCATCATATATGTCGAGAATCTCGGACGAGGTGATGGCTGCTCCTTTTCTGAGGTAAAGCTCCTAAAGAGTCAAGTACCCCATACCGTAGATGGTTGTGTGCTTCTCGGCAGCACCCCACACCACAACTTGGTGCTGGGGAGATCTGTATTGCAGGCCGTCTAAGAACCGAGCCAGTAGGGTGACGGACGATTTAATGATTCTCAAAGCGTGGTAAAAGACTGTCGCCGAGAATCTTCCGACGACGAAGAGGAATGTCAGGATGCAGACTGATAGTCTTCTAGCCCATCTCCCTAGGATGGGAGTCAAATGGAACAAGAAGACCAAGAAAAGGAAGAGAGAGTTCAGCTTCTTCTTCATGAAGCGAGAACAAGACATGAGGTGCTGGAGAAGAAGCAGCACGAAAAGAGATGCCTGGAGTGGTCTATTTCAGGGCGGAGAGACGGGGTGATCAGAGCTGTCTGAAGAGGGAGAAGAAAAGTCTAGGGATGGCTCTGAATAAAAAGAAACGTCGTCATCTAGGCGCTGGATGAGAGAAGGCCCAGAACAAACATGCTCCACTCACTGCTCAAAGCTCTGTCTAGCTGCTGATAGCTGAGGGCTGTCTAGCTCCTCATCTTCGGAGTAAATGG